ATCTGAGTATCAGACAAATACAGTTACGATAAAAAACACCTCCTTTCTTTATTCGTCCTTATATTTGGTTCGTTTCTCTTTGCCCCTCGCCCAGATGTCGTTTTTCTTGCGTTTCGACACCTTGCCGAGTACATCATTCTCGTAAAGTTCGGGCTTATCTTCCCTACCTTTAGTCTCCGTAGCTATACCATTATTGGGATTGCTACCTTGGCTGGTATCGGGTTTTCCGTTGCCATACCATTCCTTGTCGCTTGGTTTATCTGCAATCATACTATTATCTATTAAATTAATAACTAAATTAAGCAGCAAGCGGTGGGGTCTGTCCGTCAGGACTCACTCCCTGACCACTCATCATCTGCTGCAATATCGTCTGAGCCTTCGGATTGCTCTGTGATGCCTGAGCCACTTGTGCTTGCAACTGAGGAGAGAATCCTTGTGGAGTCTCACCATTCTGAATGGCTTGCTGGTTGGATGCAACCGATTGCAGCAACTCCTCTCCAAATGGGAAATCTCCTACTTGCAGCAACTGCTCCAGCGTGATAGCCTGATTCTGCCACAAGGTCATAAGGAACTCATTTGCCATCTGTCTATAAACAGGAGTAGCCGTACTTTCCGTGATGTTAATATCAAACTCAACGTCTCGTATCTTCTTAGGGTCATAGCGCACAATCTGCCCTGCCCTACCAACGATATTGAAGTTGCGAGCCACATCATAGTACTGCTGCATATTCTTCACGGTCTTGTAAGCACCATCAATGATAAACTGGCTGAAGCTCTCCAATATATCAAGCAGCGACATGGTAGCATTCTGTGTCTGCTGGGCATAAAGCGAACCGCTCGTACCCGATACTCCTGGTTTACCTTGCAGCGCACCATTCACTCCCGATATATCTTCAAAGAACTTCAACTGATAGCTGAGCAAGTCACCGATACCGATATTCGTAGAGTTGTTGGCAACTTGCTGAGGAACCTGACCGCTCTTGTTTGGCTTGTATCTCACCACACCATTGAACCTACTCCACTCATCGCAGAAATCATCCCAACTCATATCATCAGGAAGACAATCCTCAGGACAGAGCAGCACACCCTTGGCACTCGCCCTCATGATGAAGTCATACATCGTGATAAGTCGGTTCACGTATCTCTGCTGGTCAATCACATCTTCCACGAAGCTGTGAATCTTGCCATCAATAAACGGATAGAACTTAAAGCAGTATGGATGCTCACCATGAGCATAAGGGGTCTCGCCTTCTCTCAGAATATCACCGAAAGGAGAAAGATAGTAGAAATGCCAGTAATCATCCATGAACCACTCGGCATCAATCAGAGGAATATCATCTTCCATCATGCCAACAGCCAGACCTCTCTGTCTTCTGTCCGCATTCTCTGCATCTACAATATCAGCCTTATCCTCAATGTCAATCTTGAAATCATCGCCATTGTTGTAGTCGTGGCATCGGTATCTCGGTTTACTCTCCTTGCGCCAAACCTCAATCACTCGGCAGAGCGAAGGGTTGGCAGGATTCATAAAGTCAATAGTCCTAGGGTCGAACTCACCAAATCGCTGAGTGCAGTCTGCAATCACGAAATCTCGGTTAGCCGCCAACCGGTATATCTCCTTCAACTTACGAGCCTCAGCAGGAGACTTGGCAAACTCTCTCAGTACGTTGCCGATGGTGATGTCATGCACCTCGCCCAAACAACTCACGTCCCAACCACGGAAATCCCTCATATTATTATCTATGAAGAAATTGTTCGGGTTCACGTAGTCCGTCCAGCAATCCAACCTACCTCTTCGCCATCCATACTTCTTCTTATAGATAGCAGCACCGCTTATTAGGAACTCTTCCATAGTTCGGGCATCCAGTTCAGTCTCTCGGTTCAGTTGACGGTTACACTGGAGCACCACGCTCATGGTCTCGCCATATCGCTTTTCATCCTTGTCTCTCGCATTGCAGGTCGGTTCCTTGCTCTGGGAGCGATATACACCAAGCACATTCTTCACCAATCTTCTGATAAGGTTATTCTTCAATGGCTCGCTACCCTGCTCACGGATATAGTCTTCCTCTCTGATATGCTTGGTAAAACCGCACTTGCTTTTGAACTCAATGGTATCTCCCCACTGGTCTCCATAGCAGTATCGCTTGTTTCGTAATCTTCGCTTACGGAAGTTATCCATGTTGTTGTAGTATCGCTGAGCCTCCAGCAAGATAGAGAAGGCACGCTCGTATGGCTTGTCAAATCGGTTCTTGGATGCCTTCACGCTATCCAGTTCTTCTTTGTCAAGCACCTTGCTCAACGATAGCAGTTTGGTTTCTTCTTTCTTCTTTGCCATAGTTTATGATGTTTCTGTAGGTTCAACAATATGTGCCAGTTTCCGAGCCACCCCAACGAATTTGCTTGCGGTATCGGTATCACCAAGACTGATGCAAGTGAGATAGCCAACCATATAAAGAATAGAATCTTTCAGGACGGAAGGCAAACTTATTTTCTGTTCGGCAGTGATAGATGGAACCTGAACGTAGATGAATGCCAACGTAGCATTCTGCTTTTTGCTGGTATATAGTTCGATGCTCTTGCCGTTAGCCGTATGCACGATAGCCGCAATCGGTCGCTCAGGATTTCCCCTGACTCCATATTTGCAGTTCTGATACTTGTAGGCATCATCGCTCTCTGAAATGATTTCGGCAGGACGGTTCCAGCCTTCTGCCTTCACAGAAAGGATTCTCAGCATATCGGTAGGCAAAACCATATTACCCACGTAATAGCCGTTGCTATCCGCCCACGTTACATCATTCGCACACGAAGTACCTTCCACCATATCCTCAGGAGCATCCGAAAGAATGATTCTTGCTGCATCTACGATTTTACTCTCAATAAGTTCTGCTTGCGAGAGTGTATCAGAATCGTCGGGAGCCAGCAAGCCAGCAGACTCTTGGTTTCTATCCAAGAGCACCTTCACCTCTTTCACTAAATCAGATACAGCATATTCTACCATTACTCCAAACCTTCTAGTTCAACACCCTTTTCCTTGGCAATAGCCAAGATGTCTTCCTTAGTTTTCATCTTGGAACGACTTACACCGAAGGTCTCAGCCAGATAGTCCTTGGCATCCTCAACATCTGTCACTACGTGTGTCTTCTTCTCGTCAGCCACCTTCTTCTTTGCCTTGGCAGCAGCCTTCTTCTTGGCTTCCGCAGCTTCCTTCTTCTCGTCAACACTCTCCACCAAGAAGAACTTGTCGTTGAACCAATAATGAGACTCGATAGCCTTCTGCACCTTATGGTCTCTTGTCATATAGATGCTACTTCCCATAGTCTTACCCTCAAAAACAATGCGCATTCTCTCGTTACCTACCATAACGCTGAATGCCAAATCCGAACCAGCTTGATATTTCTTAAACATGATTATACCTTATTATATATGAGTTACTAAAAAAGGGATGGGGCTAGTGCCCACACCCCTCACTATTTGATGAATAATTTGCAAATCTACTTGCTTTTAGGCAGCAGCCTTGGTCTCTTCTGCATCAGTTGCACTTTCTGTTGCAGGAACCGCAGCAAGGCGCATACGAGCGTGTGCCTTAGGGTACTTCAAGTACAGACAAGCTACCTCCTGAATAACTACTGCATCGGTGTTACGGATGCCAGCCTTCTTCAAGTCGAGCACGTTACGTGTCCAAGACAAGTGTACTCGCTTAACCAAGAACTCAGGGTCAAGGGCAAAGCCGCAGTCGCTCATATCGAAGAGGTCAAACAACTCAGAGTGAATCATCAGCACCTCACCGAAGTCGGTCTCCCAACTCTTGAACTTCAAGTCCCAAACCTCAACGGTGTCTTTCAAGCGGAATTTATCAGAATTAATCTTACTGAATGCGCTCACGAAGTCTGAACCAGCGATAATCACCTTACGCTTGTTGCCGATACCAGTACCAACGAACAAATCCTTGGAAATGTCAACCAACTCCAAATCGGTAATCACTCGCTCGTTCTTGTTGTAACCCTTCTTCATATCATCGGCAGTAGCAACATGACCTACCTCAATATCCTTTCCAGCCATCCACCAGATACCCTTTGTAAACCACTGGGTAGAGTTGTTCTTGGTGGTATGTTTGATACAAGCCATATCACCGAAGAGATAAGTACCCTCCATAGCAAGACGCATATCGTAGATACTATCCTCCTCGATGTCTGAGAAGTCCCAATCTACTCGCTTAGCAGCAATTTTATTGAAGGTACTCTCCTCAATCTGAATCATGAAGTTCTGGCAGTACTGAGTCTCAGAAGCAGGAAGGTTGTTGAAACGACCTGTCTGTACGTCCAACTCACCGCAACTCTTCGCCATACGGATGAGCTTCTGACCCTTCTGCAAGGCTGGAATACCAATAGGCTGTTTCTTAACCAAATTACCATTTACTGCATACACAATAGGATAACCCTCATTATCCTTACCGCACACACAAAGTTCCAAATCAGGAGTAGGTTCATCGGTAAGGTCTGCATAAGCCTGATTCTTGTAGTTGGTAATTGCCTTAACACCTACCACTCGGATGGTATCATCCAGCGTAAACATTTCAGGGTCTTCAACCTTCAACACCATAGATGTGCCAGTACTCTCAACAGTTGTTTCCTTGACGGTAGTCTTGATAGGACGTGTACCGATACTCCAATACTCAACTACAAACGAACTAGCAGACTTGGTTGTCGCATAGCGTGAAATCTGGTCAACAGGAGTAGCCATCGGACGAATCTTGGTAATCTTGTCGTTGATGTCGTTCTCATAGAACTCCGTGCCATTCTCATTGAAGTGCTCACGACCTTTGCCTTCGGTAGCAATTCCATCATCCTGACGAGCCGCGCCACCATTACCAGCATCATCGGCAGCAGCAGCACCACCAGCCTCAGCAGCATGTCCGCTATCGGTCGTACCGCCATCAGGCAGAGCCGCCTCAGCCATAATAACCTGACCATTCACTCCGAAAATAACCGCCATAACCATCAGAAAAATGGAAAGCAGCCGATTAAATGTACTTTTCTTCATTGTTATTCTGAATATTAATTAAACATATAAATTATCTTTTTTACCTTATCACATTATCGAATACGTGTTCTTTTCTCGTGCCCACGCTCCCAGATGTTACCTCTACGTGATACCCTACCAAGTGCCCCAAGGTCAGGCTGGTTATCCGTCTGCTTGGTCTCTGCATTGGCAGAATCAAGGTCGGCAGTACCATCGCCCTTCTTTCTCAGTTCAAGGTTCTTGACGTGCTTGCTGTTCTTTCCACGAACTTCACCCTCATGGGCAGCATCAGCCACATCGGTATCATGATTCTTTGCCTTGATGAAAGCAGTAATCATTTCCTCAGTAAACTTGCCAGTCACCACATTGCGCATAGTCTGAAAACATTGGTCGATAGCATTGTTCACTGCTTCCTCGCCATACTTCTCTTCCAATTTGTCGAAGACTTCATAGCTGGATGGCATATTCTTGTCATACTCCTCCTGCAATTTCTTGCCGTTGGCAGCATTCTGCAAGAACTCAGACTGAGCCGATGCAATCTCGTCCGCATTGTCAGGGTCTGAATAGTAGTCAATAGCATCCTCGCCATGCGTGCGAATCAACTCAGCGTAAGGACTCTTGCCAGCCTTCATCGCCTGAAGGAAGGTAGCCGCCTCAGGGTCACTACCCAGCCAATCGCCCATAGCCTTCTCGTTATCCTTGTAACCCTGCAAAGCCTTCTGGTCGGCATCATAATCGTCATTGATGGCTCCATAGATAGACTCATCGTCTGCATACTCGGTGTCGGGATGTCTGGTCTTCAAGCGTTCCAAAGCCAAGTCTCTCTTGGTCTTTGTATCTTGTTGTTTAGCAGCACCAGCATTCTGCTCTGTATTTATATTTTTGTTCATAT